GCAGCAATGTTGGAGGTAACACTGCAGCCGGAGCAGAGCCTCGAAATACTTTTGGACTACACAACGGAGATAGCATACGGCTTTCCAATCTGCACGAACAACAACATAGAACTGATGGACTTCAATGGTGGTGTTACGGCATGCACAGTGAGAGCCGTGAACACAAGCAACGCTGTTCAGTCCGGAACCATTTCGGTATTCGGAGACGCAATAGAGATAAACACGAAGACCATCTCTGTCCAGGACAAAGGCAGCGTAGCAAAAGGTGGTTTGGTAGAATACACGCACCCTGCCAGCGAACTGGTTCAGAGCCAGGAGCAAGCAGAGTGGATCGGACAAACCCTGCTGGCTCGTTTGGGCGCGGGTAAAGGCACCATAAAGGTTGACTGGCGTGGTGACCCAAAACTCGAACTAGGAAACAGTTATGCACAAACGGACCGCTTTGGCACAAATCTGCGCCTCGTTTGCGAAAGCAATAAATACACCTATGACGGCGGATTGAAACAAGAAACAAGAGGACGAAAAGTATAGGAGGGAAACATGGCAACTTGGAGAGAACCAAGAATTGACTACAGGGCGTCGAGCCAAGTGACGCCATCAATATTCAACAACCTTGGCGAGAACGAACAATACCTGCGTGACACAAAACAGGACAAGTCTGTAAGCAGCACGCAGGCGACTACGCGAGAAAATCTCAATGCGACGGAAACAGTAGTTGCAGCATTCGGAAAACTGCGTAAGTGGTTCGCAGATTTCGGCTCACTTGCCTGGAAAAGCACGGTAGGGCAGTACGACCTTGAATCTAACTGCATAACGCAAGGCAAAATTGCAACCGGCGCAGTTACTACCGGTAAGATAGATGGCAAAGCAGTGACCACCATAAAGCTTGCGGACGGAGCAGTGACCGACGAAAAGGTGAGCAACGTCAATGCTAACAAGCTGGTAAATTTCTACAAAAAGTGGGAGTTTTCGTGTTACAACGAAGCATACGTGGACGACCTGGAAGAAGGCGTTTATTTGGCATTCGTGGTGTGGCACAACAGAGGTAGCATACCTAGTTGCGCCTGCTGCGGAACCATCACATATTCGAGAAACATGGACAACGGCAGTTGCTCTTCGTGTGCAACAATTAGCGGAAATGCCGAGGCAATAAATGTTAAAGTCGTAATAACTGACTGGACTGGAAGGCCTAGAGTTGACGTTATGGTCTCCACGGACGAACAACACTTTCCTGACAGATACTACGAAGACGACGCCGGAGTCAGAGTAGTCCTATACAAGATTTGCAATTTGCCGGTAGTATCAAGTGACTGGTAGGAGGAAAAACAGATGAATTGGGCTGCATTGATTATAAGCATAGTGGGCAGTGTCATAAGCGGAATGGTGCTTTACTTTTTGCAGAGATTTTTCAAAAACAAAGCGAAGAAAGACGAGGAGCGTGACAAGGCCAAACAGAAAGAAAACTACCTTATTCTCAAAAGCATAGACGCGGTGGGAAAGCTCACCTACGCAGATGCAATAGCAATAAGGGATGGGAAGACTAACGGCGAAATGCACGAGGCAATGGATGCATACACCGAGGTCAAGCAGGAACTGTACGAATATCTGCTCAAACAAGCGACAAAAAAGTAGGAGGCAACTATGGAGTATTTGGAACTAATTAGCGTACCGGCAATAGCCACCGCCGTGTACTGGATAGTGGAACTAATAAAGCATTGCGTCGGAGAAAACGAAAAATTCAAGCGTTTTATACCGTTGCTTTCAGCAGGCCTCGGCGTGGTGTGCGGAGTAATTTGCTACTTCGCAATTCCCAGCATAGTGCCTGCAGCAAACGTTGTGGTGGCCATCGTGATTGGCGCAGCAAGCGGGCTAACCGCAACCGGCACCAACCAGGTCATAAAGCAGTTGCACAAAGATAAGACAGAGGACAAAGACGATGCAAAAGGCAATAATTAGCGCAATTTTGAAAAGCTTGTACAAAAAAAGGCTGATAACCTTTCTGGAGTATGGGAAAATCTCAAAAAAGTTAGAAAAAAGAAGCGATTTGTGATAGACTTTCCAAACCTTTGACGGTATAATCCTTGCTAATCCTAGCGGGGCTATACCGTCAAATTTTTATACACTGTTCGAAGCCCGTCGCAAAGGATGAAGAAACAAGGGAAATAGGAGAAAACATGCAGGTAACAAAGATAACAAAAACAATATGCGAAAAGCCAAGGGTGTGCGCTTATGCACGTGTGAGCACGAACCACGATGCGCAGGAAGACAGCCTGGCAGTGCAGATTGCCTACTGGGACAAGAAGTTCAAAGATAACCCCGATGTTGAATTCGTAGGCCTGTTTACTGACGACGGCATAAGCGGCAAAGAAATGAGAAAGCGGAAGGGCCTAATGGCTGTGTTGCAGCTGGTGCGCGAAGGAAAGGTGGATAAGGTTTACACGAAATCCATATCACGGTTTGCTAGGAACTACATAGAGATAACCGAGATCATCCGCGAGTTCAGAGAAATCGGCGTTCCGATTATCTTCGAAAAAGAGAACATAAACACACTGGACCCTGCAAGCAGCATGATACTGTCGGTTATGTCGAGCCTGGCAGAGGAAGAACTGAAATCCATCAGCAAAAACCAGACCTGGGCTATACGCAAGAGATTTGCGAAGGGCGACATAGAACTTGTAAGAATTACCGGCTACAACTATAATGGTAAGCAGCTAACTGTCAACGAAGAAGAAAAGAAGGTGATTCGACGCATCTTTGACCTATACCTCTCCGGCTGCGGAATGGTAAAGATTTGCAACATTCTGGATGCAGAAGGCTACAAGCCCATGTACGCAGACCATTGGGTAAAATCCTCGATAAGAAGAATACTGCTGAACGAAAAATACACCGGCAACTGCCTGTTGCAAAAGACAGTGGGAGACCTGCACCGGAGGTGGAGAAATACCGGTGAGGCACCGCAATACTACGTTGAGGGAACACACGAGGCAATCGTGACGATGGAAGAATGGGAGGAGGTTCAAAGACAATTCAGAGAGCGTACGGAACACTTTAGACCAGGAGCCGGAAGCACAAATATCTACCCCTTGTCCGGAAAAATATTCTGCGGACATTGCGGCACGAAATACGTAAGAAAAACTTGCGCCAAGGGAACAACCTATGAGTGCATAAAGTGGAAGTGTCGCAAGAAGGATCAGGAAGGCATTGGCGTGTGTCAAAGCACAGACATAAAGAACGATGTTCTGGAAAAACTACTCGTAGAAGCATACAACGAATGCTTGGATGCAAGGCTTGTACACATGGGACTTTCGGAGGAAGAAAGCAAACTGAACACACTGCTTGCTACAGAAAAAGAACTGCGTGAGCTGCACATAAAAGGGTATTTACCAGACAGAAAATATAGAGAAGAAACAGAAAAATTGCTGCAGCAAATAATGGAAGAAGAACAGATAATTCAGCAATTGAAAACCAAAAATACCGACACCACAAAATACAAGAAGTCCGACGTGTTTACAAAAGACATGGCGGACTTTCTTATATCTGCGGTCGTGGACGAATGGAAGATAACATTCGAATTCGGAAATGGCTACAAAGTAACCAAAACATACACCAATGGGAGGGCAGGAAATGTCAACGGAAAACTACGTAAACAAAAAACCTAAGATTACAGTCATACCGGCCAAACCTCGCCAGGAGATAGTTGGCCGCCAGAGCGTCAACGGTGAGAAGACCAAACTTCGCGTGGCAGCATACGCCAGAGTCTCCACAGACCACGAGGAACAGGAAAGCAGTTACGAGGCGCAGGTAAAACACTTCACGGAGTACATAACACAGCGCGAAGACTGGCAGCTTGCCGGAATCTATGCGGACCCAGGACTTAGTGGAAAGAACATAAAGAGACCACAGTTCCAGAAGTTGATGCGAGACTGTGAGCAAGGCAAGATTGACCGAATAATAACCAAGTCGGTGAGCCGGTTCGCCAGGAACACGCTGGACTGCGTAAAGTGCGTAAGGAAGCTGAAGGAAAAGGGTATCGGGGTCTACTTCGAAAAGGAAAACCTCGACACATTGCAGGAAGGCAGTGAATTCGTGCTCACCATAATGGCAAGCCTGGCAGAGGAAGAAAGCCGCAGCATCTCAAACAACATCCGCTGGAGCGTGAAAAAGAAATTCGAAAACGGCAAACTACTCATGAGCACGGCGCACTTCCTTGGGTACGAAATGGAAAACGGCGTGTTGAAAATAATACCGGAGCAGGCAATGATAGTGCGCAGAATCTACGCAGAATTCCTTGACGGTTACAGCCTGAAAGAAATCTGCGAAGGGCTCGAAAGAGACGGCATACTGTCACCGTCCGGAAAAACCAAGTGGCACGCAACAACGGTGGCGTCGATACTAACAAACGAAAAATACAAGGGCGACTGCCACCTGCAAAAAACGTACCTGCCAGATTTCCTGTCGCCGCGCAGAATAAAGAACGAAGGTCAGGCGGACAGCTACTACGTGGAAGACAGTCACGCTGCGATAATCTCCAAGGAAATGTTCGACATGGTGCAGCAGGAGAGAATGAACCGAAAAAACCTGCGCAGCGGAAGCGCAACCGGCAAAGGAAAGTTCTCCGGCAAATACGCATTCAGCGGAATGATTATCTGCGGAGAGTGCGGTGAGACGTACCGGCGACACCAGCAATACAGCGGTGATAAGAAGTATTACATCTGGGTCTGCAAAACGCACGAAAACACCGGCAAGGGTAACTGCCCAGCAAAGCCAATAAAAGAAAAGACTCTGGAAGAAGCCTTTGTGAGAGCGTTGAACAGACTGATGGAAAACAGCCAAGAAATACTCGACGAAGTGCGTTTGGCCGCCGAAACGGAGATTACAGACTCGTGTGAAGCAGCCGTCGAGGAAGTGCAGAAACAGATTGAAGAAGCCCAAAATGCACTGGCGACGCTGCTGCAAAAACGGAGCGTGGGCCTGATAACCCCAGAAGAATACGAGGCCCAAAGCAAGAAACTGAAGAACGATATTGACATGCTGAACTTCCGCAAAGAAGCGACGCTCACAGAACAAAGCACGATGCAGCTTGCAGAATACCGGACGGCTGCGGTAGTGGACCTGCTGACAAACGGAACGATGCTGCAAGAATTCGACAAGGTAATATTCAAAAGCCTGGTAAAAAGAATAACGGTTCTGAACCGGCAAGAAATAGAGATAGAATTCGAATGCGGAATAAAAGTGAAGGAAACCCTGTAAAGAAAAAGCCAACTGCACAAAAGTGTGGTTGGCAATTTTTTTTGCACTTTGAAAAAAATCCTTTTTGTAGCCTTACCCCCGAAAAACCCTTTTTGTTGCGCCGTGCTAATTTTTTAGAGAAAAGCCTCGTCAAAGGAACAATACCAGACGCAAAGGAAGCACAAACAACAATAAGGGTAAAAAATGGCAGAAAAACGCGATTTTGGGCAAGAAAAAAGACACACGCTCAAGCAAAAACGCTCCTTTCGCGTGTGTCTCCCTGGTCTGAGTGACAGGACTTGAACCTGCGACACCTAGACCCCCAGTCTAGTGCGCTACCAAACTGCGCTACACCCAG